ACTTAAAATACTATCTACATAGGTCTTATTAGTAAGATCTGGGCCGTTAACTGGCGTGTAAGTAGTTGTAATTTTGTTAGAACCCATATCCAACGTACCAGACATGGTATCGCCAGAACGAGTAACCTGTAGGGCGTCTTGTGTATCTACATACAACTTGTTCGCCAGATCAGAGTTACCTGAAGGCGTATTCGTTGTAGTGATAGTGTTTGCGCCCATGTCGATAGCACCTGTCATAGTGCCACCAGTTAGGTTTAATTTAAGGGCGTCATTTGTATCTACATAATTCTTAGTTGTTGCGTCTGCACTAGCGGTAGGAGCACCAAGACCTGTAATTTTGCTTGAACCCATAGCGATGGCACCAGACATGGTTCCACCAGTTAGGTTAAGTTTCAGAGCGTCATTGGTATCTACATAATTTTTAGTAGCCGCATCTTGTGCGTTAGTTGGGTCTGCCATGCCAGTAATAGCATTAGCACCCATTGCAATTACGCCAGTCATAGTACCACCAGCAAGTGGCAGTTTTGTGGCTAGAGCGTTTGTAATCGTTGTTGCGTAGTTAGGATCATCACCTAGAGCCGCCGCCAATTCGTTAAGAGTATCAAGAGCACCCGGTGCGCTATCAATAACCGCCGCTACTTCCTGATCGACATACCCTTTAGTTGCCGCGTCAGAACTTACGGTTGGAGTAGGAAGACCAGTAACCTTTGACCCGCTGGTCATTGTGATGTTACCAGTCATACTTCCGCCAGCAAGGTTTAGCTTGAGGGCATCATTAGTATCAACGTAATCTTTTGGTGTAGCTTCAGAAGACGCAGTTGGCGTTGGAACACCAGTAACAGTGGCTCCACCTGACATGGTTAAATTACCAGTCATACTGTCGCCAGCTTTAGTAACCTTTAACGCATCGTTAGTATCTACATAATTCTTTGTAGCCGCGTCCTGAGCATTTGTAGGATCGGTTAGATTCTGGATGGTAGCAGTTGTACCAGCATCCATGTTCAACGTACCATTGATGGTTACATCGTTGAATGTAGAAGTACCTGAAGTAGATGATACGTTACCTACAATAGCACCATTCAGAGTACCACTAACAGTAACATTGTTGAACGTAGAATTTCCTGTAGAAGTTACATTACCTGTAACATCGCCAGTCAAATCTCCGGTAATACCTGTAGAAGCAGAGAGGGTAGTGAATGCACCTGTCGAAGGTGCAGTACCCCCAATAACAGTGCCATCGATTGTTCCACCATCAATATTTACGTTAGACGCAAGATCAACAGTACCAGAAGCCGTAAGGTTAGTTACAGTTGCTGGGGCTGGAGTTGTTGCACCAATCGTAGCATTATCAATTGTACCGCCATCAATGTCTGCGGTATCGGCATTTAGGGTATCAATATTTGCGATACCATCTACATAAAGGTTACGCCATTCTTTGGTTGAAGAACCTAGATCAGACGTATCATCAAGGTTTGGAATAAGGTGGCTAGACACAGAAGCGTTGACCGCCATTGTGTTACCAGTACCTGTACCAATCGTTGTATTACCTGAAACGGCTAGTGCGTCAGCATTTAGCTGATCAATCTCAGCCGTACCGTCAATCCAGATGTTTTGCCATTCTTGAGTAGACGAGCCTAAGTTATATGCCCCGTCTGAGGATGGAATAATGCTTGAGTCTACACGAGAAATAAATGTTACGGTGTCACTAGTAGCGTTACCAAAGTTAACGTCACCATTTGCATTTAGTGTGCCTGTTACTGCGAAGTCGGCATTCGCCGTAAGATTTCCGCCAAAGTATCCAGTACCCGTGTTAGTAATGTTGCCAGAGCCGACAAAATTTCCTGTAAGTGTAATATTACCGCCCACAGTAGCATTGCTTGTAAGGCTGATAGTATCGCCACTAACATTATCAATATACCCTGTTCCATCGATGTAAATGTCCTTAAATTGGTAAGTAGAAGAACCAATATCGACGGTGTTATTAAATTCTGGAGTGACGCGATTATTTGGGGTAATCCCCATCGCTTCAGTCCATACTGCGTTATTGACTGTATTGGTTATACAAAGAAAGGCACGGCCAGTGCTCGCATTTAACCAAATAGAGCCCGGTGCGTACCCACTATTAAAATCATCTGTAGTTGTTGGATTAGTTGTAGCTGTCGTATTGTTCTTACCGCCAATACCACCGTGAATTGCAGGAAGGTACCCAGTGATAGATGTAGTAAGATCAATTTTCGGAGAGTTACCGTTAGATCCATCGTGCGAGTGACCCGTAACCGGATCAAAAGCAGTCGCAAGCTGATTGAACTCCGCGTTTAATGGCGGAGCCGTAATATTACTTCCGTTTACAATGTCTGCTACAGACTGTCGTGTATAACCTGCCATTTAGCGTCTTCCTGCGATACTGAATTCAAACACAATGCCCTGAATACTGTACGGATTGAAATTACCGAGCGTAACGAATGTTAGCTGTGTCGCGTATCCTGAACCTTGAATTGAGGTAGTCACGATAGGTTTCTCGTTACCACCATAGTTAATATTTACGCCGCCGTAGTTAATATTACGTCCTTTATACCGAACGGGGGCACCACTAGAGACTTGTGAATATGATGAGGGGCCTGATACTAGAGGGTCATCCCAGTCATAGGTAACCGCCATATTAAGAGTAAAAGGGCCTTCCGCTCGAACAAAAGTATTCACTTTTCTCATAGTTTTACGAACTTCAGTGTCTCCGAAGTCGTAGTAGGGAGTTGCGTAAATGGCTAATATGTCTGAGCCATCAAATGTACTGCCAACTTCCTGTTGGTAAATTTTACCATTATAATCGCCGTGTAGGACGAGTTCTTGTCTATTAACATAAGCAGATGCCGTAGCACTTGCTCTAATTCCAATTAGTTCACCAAACTCCCAGCCTAGTCTTTGGTCAGCGGATCTAAGACCACCAATCAATCCATAACTATCTGTTACATTTGTATCCTCATCTCCGACAAAATAACGGAGTTGAGATTTTGAACGAATGACTACACCTACAAGTGAGTCAAGATCATAATCTCTAGGTAGATCGACAAGTAACTGTTGAATAGGTTTAGAAATTGTTTCTAATTCAACGTCACCAATACGCGATGTACCAGCAACCGGGCGAAGTCCATCTGGTGCTAAAAATACCAGATCACCACCAATTTCAAGGACACTATCTCTAGCAATACATCCAACATTAGACGTTACCTGATCAATTATAAAACCAGCGGTAACATCCGCTGTTACTTTCTTAATACCGTTTGAACCAAATACAAAAAGGTTATCACGGAAAGGCTTAAACTGAACAACGTCAAAGCCTACTGAAACTTGTCCTGCACCATTTGCAACATTAAAATCATACCATGCATTTGGAGCGGAATGAGCAATTGTTGCATCGGTTAGTGCGTTACCACCAAGAAATAAGTGGTTTTCAAATACACCTACAAGAGCCGGGGCCGCTAAACACTGATCACCACCACCTGTGTTAGTTGAGTGCCCTGACGCGCTTGGGCTTGTACCAGCAATACCGGAACCTGTTTCTAGCTCTTCCCAATGCTGACCATCAAATACAATGGCAGGGTTAGCACCATCTACAAAACATATATGGTTACCATCACCAAAGTTAAAAGTCGCATCTCTTACTTTAGTAAGTTGATCACCTAGCGTCGTAATAGTTCGTCTACGAGCACCGTGATCAAGAGTAAATTTAGCGTACCCTGTTCCATAGTTATAGCGATAGAAACAATATTCGTTAGGATCTATTTCTATTACATCAGCCGCCGCCGCTGGGGTAGTTAGAGTAACAGTATTTCCTGAAACCGTAAAGTCTACAAGGTACGTTAACCGCGTACCATTTTGATACACATGAACGTCTGTAGAAAAAGGCAAATCAACATTTCGTAAATTACTGTCTAGCCCTGTAAAAGTTGTCTGAGCAAATGTTGCATCAAACCTAAATTTTTTAACCTTACGCGAAGTAAGGACAATCGTTTCGTTTAAGGTGTCATCCTTAAAAATAGAAAGACCTAAAATACGTCCTTCACAATCATCCGGGTCAACTTCCTGATAAGTAGTATCATATGGCGCAAAGCCTTCAATACGACGGTAACCACCGAACAAGCTAACCTCATAGTTAACTAGTCGTGTTGCGGCTCCCGGGTTGTTCTCTGAGAGATCTAGATGGTTCTCATTTGAGTTCAGTCCGCCACCGCAGATAACCTTAAACGACTGAATACGATCTGGCATTAAATAAAGACCCTCTTAGTATTCAGGTTCACTGAAATTCGGGTATCTCTAATCGCTTCGTATTTATTCATTAGAATGCCTTGCATTTCCTTAACTCCCTGTTGGAAGAGTTGTGCGGAAATACCAGCCGCTTCCATATTATCCCTGAACATATACATTTGCATCAGGGCACCTTCGATAATCACGTTATCGTATGTGTCTGGAACGCGTGTTAAATCACCGTACGCAACCAAATCATTATGCGTTTGGTAATAACGATACTTAATTGTGTAAGCCTGATCTGGAGATGGCGTTACAGTAAAACCATTACCAAAGCCTTCAGCAACAATTGTGGGAATACCTCGTCCGGAGGGCCCTGCATTATCATCCAAATCTTTATACTGTGAATAATAGGTATCGCGATCAATATATTTTAATTGAGTAGCTTGTGTTCCAAGAGAGGTACTTGCCTGTAATTGGAACGAGTTAAAATCTGCTACTTTTAAGTACTGAGGCCAAGAGTAATCTTCTTGTCCTACTGCTAAAAGCTGAGTGTGTTCTACCGCGTTAAACGGCCACTCATATTCAGCCTGATTGATCTTAGCAATTGAATTCTTAATTGCGTCTTTAGCTGTCGCTTGAACACCACGCACAGACGGGAAATCAGCTTGAGCAATCTCAACCTCATTCAATCTGCGTAGTAACTGGTTTGTTAGATCAAGGAATGTAGACACAATATTTTATCTCTTTTACATACATAAAAGGGAGTGCCCCCTAAGAA